TAAACGGCATAGATTTCACCATCAATGATTTCAGTTTGGGAAATATCAATCCCTACCAAATCATCATGATAAATATACTCCTCCATGCTATCGCCTTTAGCTTTTATAAGTTTTAGGCATTTAGGATCAATCATCTTGCGTTGAAAGAATGAAGGCGGGAAAGGGTATTTCCCATTAATTACATCAAAATGGAACTCAATAGATTCCCCTGTACCACATGAAAAACTAGCTTCCACGACATCAATCCATACATAACCGTTAGCCACTTCATACTCAACAACATCGGCCTCCATGATGTCGTCGGTATCAAATGATGCATCTTCTTTTTTATTAAGCCCATGCTTATCCATGAACTCTTGAACATTTAAATTACTAAATCTGCTTGGTTCTTTACCTGTTAATAACCAGCTTTCAGTTGTCTTAAGCACCTGAGCGAGAGCTGGCATGTATTCAACACTAGGCGTGTTAATACCAGATATCCACTTAGAAACAGTACCTTTCTTAGCGCCTGTAGCATCAATCAAGTCTACCTGTCTCAATTTGAGCTCTCGCATTCTTTCAATTATGCGGTCGTTGATCTCGCTCATATAAAAAATCCTATTCAGATGTTTCCAATAGTAAACAAATGTATTGATATCAAGAGAAACTTATGGTTTACTTAGGGAAACTAAAAGTTTATCGAGGTAAACATGACAGTAGATGATTTAGTAACTCACTTTAAGGTTGCTAAAGACATTGAATTAACTGCAAAGCTGAATGTTACTCGTGGAACTGTGAGCAAGTGGCGCTCTAAAGGCATTCCACGTGATACACAAGCCCGAATTCAAATCTTAACCAAAGGCAAACTTAAAGCCGATTTACAAGCATTAACCGCTTAGGAACTAAACCATGAGCAAAGTATCAACCGAATTGAGTGCAAGGGCTAGAAATGAAGTTTCTAGAGTTTTGCAAGCCCTTGCATCAAGCAATCAAAGTCAGGTTGCTGAACAGTTGGGGATTGATCCAAGCACATTATCACGAATGAAAAATGATAGAAAATCCAATGGCTTGACTGAGCTTGAGAACTGTTTAGTGCTGTTGGACATTCTTGGATTTAAGACTGTCCTCAAGAAATATCGAATGATTAGCGAGGAAAAACTAAATGCGCTTTTTGTGATGTCAAAAGCGTGGATGGAAAGCAAACAAACAATTGACGATCTTTTTCAAGATGACATTGAAGATTTCGGCATGTGTTTTGAGCTTGGATATAAAGAAAAAGCCTGATCGTCGACTTCAGGCTCAATGTTCAATCGGAGCGAACCAAATGAACTATCAAATATTAGCAGACATTGAACTAAATCGGAAGATTAGTTTGTTTCAAAAAGCGGTTGAGGCTTATGTGCTTAATCGAACTCTCGAAAACTCTATGGCATTAGCTAAAGCAAAAGCTGATTTGGCTGCATTTGTATGGAGAGGTGTTTGATGGGTGCATTAAGAGTTTTGCCTTTGGAGAATGTAGACATTCACCCAAGCACAGCAAAAAGAATCGAGCAAAAAGCCATGTCCAAAAAAGAAGATGGGTACACACCATTGCCTAACTTTGTTTGTGATGAGGGGTATTTGGCTGTTTTAAGTGGTGAAGCAATTAAATGTCTAGTTTTGCTTAATAGACAAATCAAAGGCTTTCATGAAGAAAACAAGGCTATTGGTGAATCCTTAATTTTAAAATTAACAGGCTTTAAAGACAAAAGAACTGTCAGAAAAGCGATGTCTGATTTAGCGAAATACAACCTAGTAAAAATCACTAAAACTTTGGGTAAAGTTACAAGTTATGAAGTGACTTTTGAAGATAGATTATCTATAGAACTAGTAGCATCAAATGATACTGGTGCATCTAAAGTAGTTACATCAAATGTACCTAGACTAGTAGCATCAAATGATACTGGAACTAGTAGCATCAAATGTCACTCTGTAAAAGAAAAGAAAAGAAACTTAAAAGAAAGTGAGCAACAAGAAAATCCAGTTGATGAAGTTCTGAATATCTGGAAACCAGATTTACAACAATTGAATTCTTGGATGCAAAGATCTGGATTACCAAAAGTATCTCAAGACCAGGTTGATCAACTCCTTCTTGAAATCAATCCTCACTATGAAAACAAAATACACACTGGTGCAGTTACAAGCACTCAGATGTATTCAAACTTTGTGAAGTGGGTTAAACGTGACTACAAGCTCGTAGAGCGTTTATTCCAACAAGCAAGTGGTATTGCACAAAACATCAATTCTTCTGAACTCAAAGTAGATATGGGGGATTGGTAATGTCGCATATTCATAACATTCCAATGGAACAAGCGGTTCTTACAGCATTGATGACTGTAGACAAATCATTTGATGTTGTAAGTAACGATCTTGATGTTGAGTGCTTCTTTCCAGAGCGCCATAAGCAAATCTTCCAGGCAATTGCTGACCTTGCGAATGAAAACAAGCCTTATGACTTTGTTATGGTTGAGCAGCAGCTTAAACAGAAAAATGTAATTCATTTGATGGGTGGTTCTGAATATCTGCTTCAAATGAGTAGTGAAGCGCCTTCAAGCTTTTACAACCTGGAGTCTTATGTTGCTGAGCTAAACAAGTTTAAGGCACACCGTGAAGTTGAGCATATCGGGCAAAGCATTGCAGAGATTGCAAAAGACCTAACAATCCCTGACGTTCACATTGCTGCCGAAAGCATCCTAGATGGAAAGAAAACTTCAAACGATGTTGAAAAGACTAGCTTCACATTTGAAGAGGCTTTGAACCGCGCTACAGATCGTTTAATCCAAAAGGCTGAGGCTAAAGCTAACAAACAATACACAGGCGTAAAGTTCAACTTAACTCATTTGGACAATCTGGTTGGATTAATTCAAAAAGGGCACTTCTGCATCGTTGGTGGTCGTCCTGGTTCTGGCAAATCAACTCTTGCTCAAATGTTAGTAATTCAAACAGCAGTGCAATACAACGAGCCTGTATTGGTTGTGTCTGCTGAAATGGATGTAGAGACATTCGCAAACCGTTGTATCTCAGCTTTAACCCAAATCCCTTACGACAATATTCACAACGCTGAACTATTCGATGGGATGTTAGCTCAATTTGCAGAGGCACAAAAACGATTCAGTTCGTTACCAATCCACATCGAAGACAAGCAGAAACCAACAATTGCAGAAATACATTCTTGGGCTCGTAAAGCTAAGCGTAAGTACAAAAAACTAGGGTGCATCGTAATTGATTACCTTCAGTTAGTACGTGACCCAAGCAAGAAAGAACGTTACCAGGAGGTGAGTTCAATTAGCCGTGACCTAAAAGCATTGGCTAAGGAGTTTGATTGCCCAGTTATCGCGTTGGCTCAGCTTAATCGTGAGTCTGAGAAAGGCAAACGTCCAAAAGCATCGGATCTAAAAGAATCAGGCCAGATCGAACAAGACGCAGACCAAATCATATTAGCGCATCCAATCCTTAATCCAGAAGATGAGTTACCAAGCGGTATTACAGAATTAATCGTTGCTAAAAATCGTCATGGCAAGAAAGGCGTAGTTCGAGTTAAGGACCGCCTAGACATTTGCCGATTTGTGACTATTCGAGAAGAAGGAATGGCGGCATGAAAACATTAAATAGAACCAAGAAATTGAACTTTGATGACCAACTTAGCTTGCTCATGTTCGGTTGTCATGCGACTGCGCCTTTCAGTGTCAAAGACGTAAAGGAATCAGTGTTTGATTTCAATCGAGGAACCATCTACAGCAATCTTCAAAAGTTTGTTGAGTGGAAATATTTCGAACGAGTTGGGAAAAATCATTACAAGGCAACTCAATACGCAAAAGACATCCTGAATGTGAAAGGGGAGCTTGTAGCATGATCGAATTTGTTGATTACAACTCAATGATGAAACTACGCAGAGATTACAACCTTGGCACTCGTAATAAAGAAACTAGAGCAGCAGCAAACCTCTACGAGAAATTAAGAAAGCTGAAAATGCTAGACCAGCTCAAACAGGAAGCCATGACTAAACGTGACAAGGAGCGCAGCCAATGAAACCAGAACAGTTTATTCGTGACTTCGGCGAAAAGAAGGCGAGAGAGGTTGTTGATGGGGCGCCTAGCAATGCTGAGAGCTTCCAAGATGGCTACTACTTCAGAACAAAACCACAGTTTGAATTTCACAATGGCATTCATGAGGCTTGGAACTTAACTGATAACGATGGCGAGTACTTCAAGAAGCGTGGCTTTGAACCAGTAAAAATCAATGACCTGAAAATGATATTGGAAAGCCTCCGCATCGTGGACCAGTTTGGTGGAATAGAAAAAGCAAAGCTAGTTGCGGAAACTAAAGACGGGATGGGTTATTTGAAGGGATGCATCAAAGACCACGAATCAATATACGGAGGCGGGGAAAATGCATAAATACGATTGGTCAACCATTCCAGTAGAAGCCAATTGGGCTGCAACTGATGCAAATGGGTTGACTTGTTGCTACACCACTAAGCCTTTTATGTGGGGCAATGAGTGGTTAGTTAAGGAACTTGATGAAGTTGTTCTTTGTTATAGATCTGAGCCTAAAGAAGACTGGCAAGACTCACTAGAACAACGCCCAAAAGGAGCCAGCCATGAGTGAGTTTAAAGCGGGTGAACAAGTCAAATACAAGTTTAAGAATGGCGTAGCAACCTTTGTTTATTACGGGGCAATTTCACCTAGAAACAGCTTTATTAAATTTGCTGGCGATAAGGATAACACTATGGTTCTTAGTCATCACTTGACGCGCATTGACAACGATATGGGTGACGACTTCCCCATAGAAAACCACATCAGCCCACATTGCCAATCGAGGGATGTTTGAGATGGATAAGTGTAGAGAAGAGTTTGAAAAGTGGTTTGAAGAGACGCACGATGTGATCATCACAACTCAGTTTAAAAAAGAGGGTGAAAGGTATCTTGATAGAAACGTGCGCAGATCATTTGAAACATGGCAGCACCAGCAAGCGAAAGTGGAGGAGCTGCAACGCAGAAATCAGATGCTTAACGACAACATAAAAGAGCAAGGTCAAAAGCTCGTTTATCAAAACGAAGTGATTGAAACACAAGCTGAAAAACTGCTTGGTTTAAGAGATGAGAAAGCAGAGCTGCAAAAGCGGGTGGATGCAGCACTTAAGTTAATCGAATCATGGAATGAAATTGCTTTTGATAAAACTACTCATTGGACAGAAGGTTATGAAGAAGGCTGCTACCACTGTGCAGCGCAGTTAGAGCAAGCGCTCAAGGGGGAAGGACAGTGAACTTTGATAATGAAATGATTAAAGGTATTTCTCAAAGTGAGTTTGAAAAAGCTTTTGCAAAGCAGATGATGAAAGATCGAGTTTCTGATCAGATGCAAAAAGATATGGAAGCTCTTCAAAAACTTAACAGTGGCAATTATGTGATTGTGCCAAAAGAGCCAACTCAAAGAATGCTAAACGCTGGTCATGTCGCAATGAATCCTATCAAAGGGTCAGACGTCCATTCAGGGACTAATCAGAAGCGTCGTGAGTGCTACAAGGCAATGTTAAGGGCTTATCAGGAGTACGGTGACCAATGACCACATTCAAAGAGGCTCAAATCATCATTGGCATTGATCCTGACTTGGAAAAGTCGGGAGTTGCCATTCTTGGGAATGATCTTCAACTCAAAAATCTGACCTTTCCTGAAACTGTTGAGCTATTCAGAAATGAACAGGACAGCATCAAGAAGGTCGTGATTGAAGCAGGTTGGGAGAACAAGAAAGCCAATTTCAGAGTAGGTGGTGGTCACTCAAGACAAGTGAACGAGCAAATTGCTAGACGTGTTGGGATGAATCATGCGACTGGCATCTTATTGGCAGAAATAGCTCAGGCACTAGGTTTGGCAGTATTACTGGTGAAGCCTACTAAATCAAAACTCAATGCAGAGCAGTTTAACAAGATTACTGGTTGGCAGGGTCGCACAAATCAAGAGCAGCGTGACGCAGGCATGTTGATCTGGGGGATGAGGTGATGGATAAAGAAGCTTGGAATTTAACTTATCGCTGGCACATTCAAAAACTCAAAAATTGGTACTCAGACCAATGGTATGACTTCCTAGATGCTCTTGAAGAATTATTAAAACTAATGTGGATAGTTCTAAGGTTGTTGTTATCTCCGTTGCTTTGGATGATTGTCTTAATGTTTGACTTAAGAACCTATTACAAGCAATTGAAAACTTATGATCAAGAGAGTCGTGAGCGAGTAAGAAAACATATCGAAAGATCAGAGAAGAAGTGAGGGGAAAATAATGAATGCAGTAGCAGTTGAGAAGTTTGAACGTTTTGAATGGTTGACTCATGGTTTAACTGCGAGTTCACCAAGTATTGAGCCAGTGGTGCGCGGAACAGGAGAGAAACCATTGAACTATCAAGACCGCTTGGGTGCTATTGCTTCAATGGATACCCAGTTAGCAAAGTCAGTCACCGCACTGATTATTTTTGAAGGTAAGTCAGAAAGTGATTATGAGTATGTTCGTAATCATCTGGCTAAGATCATGATTCAAAATGCTGCAGTTGATAAGAAGCGAGAGCCTGAGCATGTCGCTATATATCACTTGGCATGGTTGATAGCTCGCATGGTATTGGACTTCGCATTAAATCCAGAGTTAGAAGAACATTACACAGCTAAAGGGCGCTTGGCATATGCAGGGCTTAAGAGTCATCAGATGAATGTGGAATGCTACCGCAAGACATGGAAGCCATACGAAAACCTCATGACTATGGCAATTGAGTCAGCAATTGATGAAGCAGGCAAAGCAGTTGAAGCCTACAAAAGAAATACTTACAAAGATATGAAAGCGTAGGTATTCCATTATTGCGGAAATAAGAGTATAGTTTTTATATACTGGTCGTATTACGGATTTCCGAAGACCAACACATCAAAGCTCACTTAATCGTGGGCTTTTTGCTTTTATGCCCTACAAGCTTAGAGCATTGGATTCCGACGTGCTGGACTGGATTTCTAGTCGATGCTTAAACGTAGGGCTATTTTTTTGGAGGTTCACATGCTCCGAATAATTAAGCAGGTCTTTTGCATTCATGTTTGGGAATATGAATCCGACATGTTCAATCAGGAAGAATGCAGAAAGTGTGGAAAGATTAAGTGTTTGTAGCCCTGCGATTGCGGGGTTTTCTTTTTTGGGGTGAACATGGACACAATCGAAGCGAAGAAGAATTTAGAAATCTATAAACGTAATCTTAGCCGGTTAGAAAGCTATAACCATTTATTCAGCAGTCATACGTTTAAGACTGAATGTCAGCGTGAAGTAAATACTCTCAGAACCAGAATAGAGAACCTAGAAAATGCGTTCGAAAAAGAGGCTAAGCGAAATAAGAGCACTACCATGCGTTAGATGTGGTCAGAGTCCTAGTCAAGCCGCTCATTCTAATTTCAGTGAACATGGTAAGGGTAGAGGGATTAAGGCGGATGATCAGTACACTATTCCATTATGTGCAATCTGCCATGCTGATTTTGATCAG